CAAAAAAAACAATAACCACCGCCAATAAACCAATAACCACCGCTAACACCACTAACGCCCAATACCCATCACCATTAATAATACCAATCGGCTCAGACACAGGACCAACATCAACCAAATCATAATCATTCTGCCACACACGAATAAGCATACGGCCTTCTTCAACGTAAAAACCATTCCACTTAAACTCATGACAATGTTTAGAACAAACACCACCCTTGTTCATCTCAATTCTATGGAATTCCAGAACACCATTTGCTTCAAGCAGCTCTGTCATTCCCCATACTTTTCCTGCTTTCATATTATTCTCCTTTTGTTGTCGTCCACAATCTATCTAGCATGAAAAACCACACACCGTTGATCGCAGGTTCAATTAAAGCTGTTACGCCGGCTTCCAGTAGACTAGCACCTGTCATTACACTGATAACTGTCATAGCAATAAAGACATGTCCTAATGTATAGATCAGTGTACGAAGCACACTGCCCTTTAATGACTGGTAGCTGTGTGTAAATTCATTCACTGTATTACTCCATTCTTTAAATAGTCAATTGCTTTTTGCATATTGTATACATTATCTTCAAAGTGTCCCAAACCAGAGTTGCACTTATGACACAGCAACCCTCTTACAACTCCTGTTGTATGACAATGGTCAACAAATAATCTTTTAGAAAAACTATCTTGATGTTTTCCACATATAGCACATTTGTGTTCTTGTGACGATAACATGGTGTTATATTCAGTTAATGATATTCCATACATTTTTTGCAGTGAAGCGTCTCTTTGACGCTCCTTATGTCGTACCCTCGAGCGTCTTTGTTGATCTCGACCTTTGGTAGATTTAGCATATCTATCTGCAGCTTGCTGCCGTTGGACACTATTTTTTTGTTTGCTACACTCAATACACTGCCCATTGCTAACATATCGTTGATCGTTTAGACATTTTTTGCACTTATACCCAATATAATAGATTCTTCCTTCTTGGCGAGCTATTTCTCTGTCTTTTACAGCTGCTGGCATATTTTGTACCCCATAGTTATTCTTATATGGGTATTTAGTATTTTATTATTTTAGAACAGCATTGCGATATGCGTAATCAAGTGCATTATTTGCTTCTACTTCCATCGGTCTGTTTTCATACCAATTGCCTGTCTCTCTGTCAAATTGAGAGCATAGCTCTACCACTTGTGATGCTGTGATTGGATAACCCTTTTCTACAGCCTTACCTGCTACAGCAATCATGATTCGGTACATTTGACGATACCAACCAGTAGATGAGATGGTCATATACTCTGCAGCCAAGTTCTTTGGCCAGAATGGACAATCGTGATAGCTTGTCCAAACATAGCTAGTATTATCTAGCTTTCCTTTACGGTACTCAACAATCTGCTCTCTCCACGCTGGAGGAAGACGATCCATAAAGCTCTTTGAATCACGTTTATCATCATATGGCCAACGTGCTAAGATATAGTCAAGATCAATAGGGTCCCCTGCATTAACATGAAAAAAGTTATTAGCCCCAGCGTAAGTTGCAGGAATGTAATACATGCGAGCGAGGTCTTTAGTCTGTTTATCTCCAATCTCTTCAAGCTCTTGATTGAGGGCCCACCAGAAATGCTTGATTTGAGATTGTTCAATCTCTCGATTAATTTGGAAGACAATGCGAAACTTCGGTGTATCGCTAGAGCTGCTAGCAGTACTGTAACAGACGTAATTCCAATGACCAAACCGATAACGAAGATATTCATCTACATCTCCATCAATTTCAAGGTCGTCAACGTCAACAGCAGCCCACCCTGCCCAAGCAATAACATTGTCGTTCTTTCGAGTAGAATTAGGTTTAAATACAGCTGGTGAAATAAGTTCAGCATCTTGTTTACCATTTAACGGCCTTTCACTTAGGTTGCGAAGAAAGTTAACAAACTGATCCCAAGTCTCAAGATCAATTCGACGATGAGTCTTGTTATCATATACAAATCTATTTTGCTCAGCCCACCACCTAGGAGACTTGAATACTGTCAATGAATACATTATGTAAAGAAGTCCTCTAAAGTTGCAGATGGTTCTACTTCCCAACCAATCTCATCGAGAATGTTGCGGATCGGTTCAACAAACGATTTCTCATACATCTTATCATAGTCAATAAACCGATGCAAGTCAAGCTCTTTAGGTAGGTTTAACGAATATGAGATTACGTTCTCTTTGATAGTGTTAGGAGTCTTCAAGTAACAGAACTTGATCTTCTCACCATTCTTGACAGTATCGTACTTATTGCTAACCCCATTCTTTTTAACATGATAGTTGTATAGCAGAGCACCACGAACGTGAATAGGACATGCTTTTTTATAGATATCTTTACGATCATGCCACTTATCGATATCTGAAATCCCTCGAGGGAATGAAACCTCTTCTGGATCTAGTGATTTGAATTCACGTTTAAACTCCTTAATAAAGTCCTGTGTAGCTTTCTCACCTTCATTAAGAATAATGTTAAAGATCTTCTTGAACTTATCACGGCAGACCTGAGGAGTAGAGGACTTCACAGCCTCAACGCCCATAACCTTCAACTTAGGTTCTGCATAGCGAACTCCTTCGTTATCATGCACTTGCATGAAGTAACGCTTCTTAGCAATCCACACAGCACGATCTGCAATAACCTCACGCGACATCTCCATACGATTCTCTGATGCTTGCAGCAATCCGTGTAGATCAGAATATGACTTCTTCAACACACTTTCAAAATGCTCTGCACAGATCTTATTGAGAAAGTCCACAGGCTTCTTAGGATTAAACTTCTGAACCAGCGGATCCATATTAACATACAGAGAGTCAGTATCAATAGCAATAACGTAGTCATCGTCAGTCTCAAGTAACTTGTTCATAGCTTCGTTGATAGCACGCTCAGCCCACTTGATTGATAGCTGACCAGATGTTGTAATAGCTTCTGCCATGCGACGATCAAAATATCTGAAGTAGTTATTACCTAGAGCACCATACAAGCTGTTCATAAGAATCTTAATAGCCATCTGATTGTTCTCACAGGTAACAATCTCGTTCTCTAGTGTCTTTGTAGGAGCCGACTGATACTCTTGCTGGGCTTCTAGCATACGGTTCTTGATTGCTCTCCGCTCATCGTAGTATTGAGTAATGATCTTAGGAATAACACCTTGCTGATCTTTCCGGAACACCAATCCAGTTGCAGAAGAAGCCTGATCTTCATTGATGTCTATTAATGATACATCATCCAATAAACAATTACTTACGCTAACTGGCAGTGGCATCCAACCATCAGGATACAATTCTTTCTCTTCTTCAGTTAATGCTGGCTTCTTTAGTCTTGCCTTAGTACCTTCAATGATTGTTTCTGGAGACATGTTATACTGAACAATAATGTTTGGATACAGAGAGTTTAAGTCAAAAGAACAGACCCAGTTGTGCATCCCAGTCATTGGATCCTTTACATATGCACCAGGATACTTCTCTTTTGGTTTATTGATCTTGGGAGGAACAGCAACTTGCTCTTTGAATAGCAGACGATAGATGATCGAATCCCAGATCGATGTGGTACCAAAAGTTTCTGAGTAGTTTACACCACCACGATAAGCCATAGTCATAGCAAGAGTAATCAACCCCATCTTCTCTTCAAGTCGATCGATCAGTTGAACATCTTTAATGTTATAGTCAATGTACTTCTGATGATCTTGCTTATAGAGGTTCTGCAGATTACCCACATCTTCGTATGATAGCTTCTTATCACCCAGAACAACGTATGCCACATGGTCGAGCTTGTATGATTCTAACTGACCATATGCATAGCCAAATTTACGGAATAGATCGTAGTAGTCTAGTTGTTGGATACCCATCATCTCATAAGCGATGTTCTCACGTCCAGCGATGATAATGTTACGTTGATCTACAACTCCCCAGGGAGAGAACTTCTTATAGACGTCACCACCAATAATGTTCTTTACACGATTAATCAGATATGGAAAGTCAAATAGACGTGTGTTCCAGCCAGTTACTACATCAGGACACCACCGATCGTCATGCCACCAGCTCAACCAATCGAGTAGCAGTTCGATCTCATCCTTACACTTCTTATAGTGTATCGCTTTTACACCTTCAATAGGACACTTATCAGGATCATAATCATTTAACCCCCACACATAATAAGTATCAGATAGATTACTTTTCATAGTAATCGCTGTAACAGGATGTGCAGCATTTGCCACAAAGGGAAAGCCATCTTCAGAGTGAACCTCGATGTCAAGTGAGGTCACATTGATTGCTTCACGATCAAATTTAATATCATTGGGAAATTTGTCGGTAACAAACTGATTAACAAAGTTTGTTGTTCCGTATACAGGAAAGTTATCTACACCATCATACTTCTTAATGAAGTCGGTTGCATCTCGCATCGTATCAAAGGTTACAGGTTGGACAGGAAGGTTCTGTAGATTGTTCCAACCTGTCTCTTTTGTCGTTGGAATGAATAGAGTTGGCTCATACGGAATCTTCTTAGAGACTCGCTTGCCACCCTCAAATCCTCTATAGAGGATGTTATTGCCGTATCGGTTCACGCTAGTGTAAAAGTTCATATGCCCTCCGAACTTACAGTTTAGCTTATATTATAGTATAAAAAAGAAAAGGGGGCAACAGTGCCCCCAAAACTTTATTTCTTATCTGACACAAAGGAATACATTTCCTTTGCCTTCTCTTGAAGTTCTTCAATTGTATACATTTTTGGAATGTCATCAATAGTTTTTTGACCAGCTTCCATCAATTGAGTGAAGAGAGCCGTATTCAACTCTACTTGTTTATCCATGTAGTCTTTTGCCATAGCAAGAACGTCTGCACGGATTTCAAATGGGTTTTTATTAGACATAATAGTCTCCTGTGTTGTGTGTTTATAGTTGGGGAGCTAACCGTGGCCCCCCGCGCACTTATTTGGTAGTGACCCCATGTTTTAACGATTCACTCATTAAAATACATCTCTTAGCTACACTATAGATATCACCTCTTGATAGACCAATATCACTTAACTCTTTATCAGTAAGACAGCTCAGCTCTTTTACTGTTTGATTTACATTCGTGGCATGATTCCACGCCTGTCGTAAACTCTTTAAGAGATCAATTGCTTCATTGATTGAATTCAGTAAGTAGTTCTGGATTGTTAGTATGTGTTGTGTCATTTGTGTTTTCCTCGTAATGACCAATGTTGATTTTACGAGGACGCAATTCTTGTGGGATTTCGTATTTCAGTTCTACTGACAATACTCCATCGGTTAGATCTGCTCCATTTACGTGTACGTGTTCGGACAGCCTAAAGGTGCGTTTGAACTTCTTAGTGGAAATACCACGGTGAATGTACTCGCGACCTTTACTCACATGCTCACCTGTTACAGTAAGTGTTCGATCTTTTACTTCAATGTTAAGTTCGTCTTTAGCAAACCCTGCCACAGCAAGCTCGATGAGATAGTCATGCTCACCAGTCTTTAAAATATTGTGGGGTGGATAATGATCCGATGAATGCTTTGCGACATAGTCAAGTTCGTTTAGTAGATGATCAAAACCTACGAAGGATGAACGTGGGAATAGTGATTGTACGCCTGTCATGT